CTTGAAACAAAAAGAAAAAGTTCCTGTTGGCCAGCAATACAAAAAAGATAACCAACAAGGCATGGACGAAGGCGAGCAACAAAAGGGTGCAGACTATCGTGATCCGCCCGAAGCCGACTACGGCGATGACTACCAAGACATGGTTGCCAGAGTAAAAAAGCTGGCTGGCTTGGGTCCGTTAAAAACTGTGTATGATCCCAACAAGCGTGTGTATCGCAACATGCCCACAGCAGTGCAACCTAAAAAATGAGAGCCCAAGAGTTTACGCAAGGTGTGGCGGAAGGCAGAAAGCCATTTCGTGATTTAAAATCTTGGGCCAACTATGCAAAATCACAAGGATTGAAAGTAAGCAAATCATCTAAACCCTTAGAATGGTCATACGATGCTACTGATAAAGAAGGTAATGTCCGTGGTAGATTTGTGGGTTCTAATATCCCACAAAATAGTCGAGGATTCATTCACCAGCAAGATGTCACAGAAGAACAACTGGACGAACTCACCTTCATGGGTTCGCAATGCACCAAAGACTGTTCCGGACACCGTGCTGGATACAATTGGAGTGTTGCTCGAGGCCGTAAGAGCGCAGCCTCTTGGTCAAACTCATTCAACAAAGGCGCTGAATTAGCAGCCACTGGACATTGACCCATACATAAGTGCATGATTGATATCTGCACAGTTGTATTTGACGCCGAACTTGATGTCCTAAAACTACAAGCCCGTAGCATTGAACTTTACTGCCAAGATATTGGCCTGAAGAATATCTTTGTGATGGTGAATGATCACAGCCGAGTAGATCCTGCCTGGTATGGCATATTTGCTAATCGTGTGCGTGTTGTTCCAAGAGATAAATTTGGTTGTGCGTGGAGCGACAACGGTTGGGTTAGCCAACAAGTTTTAAAACTACTAGGTGCGGCCATGAGCGACAATACTTGGTGCATGATAGTAGACGCCAAGACATTGTTTGTGCAACCAGTTGAGCTGGATCAAGTGCTGGTGGACGGTCGTGCTGCCACAGGAAGTATGCCAATCTACCCTGTATTTGAAGCCAGTCTAAACATAACTAATAAATTGTTTGACATTGATTTGCCAGCACAATTAGGGCCTGGTGGTGTGCCATTCTTTGTTGAACCCAGTTTAACGAGAGAGTTAATTACGGAAGTAGAACACCGAACTGGTCAAGACTTTACTGACTACTTTCAACAGCAGGGCATGCTTACAGAGTTCATACTGTATTCCGGTTATGTGTGGTATAGAGATAACACATTTGACAAGAGATATCATGCACAATCACGCATCATGCCTTGCAATCTTTGCCATAGCGAAACAGGCATCTTTGATTCAAAGTTTCACACAATGAATCAGCCCGAAACTCTCACAGTAAGCATACACAGAAATGCATGGTCCAAACTAAGTGTAGAACAACAGCAACAGTATCATTTATTATTGACCAAGCGAGGCATCCTATGAAAGCCTTGTGTTTGGTAGCACACCCTGACGACTGTGTGATATTTGCCTACAGTTATATCCACAATCATCCCGAGCACAAATGGACCATCGGATACTTGACTTACACTACGCAAGATCCACGTGGGCAAGAACTTTCAGCATTTTGGAAACAACGTAGCATTGAATGTGTGTTCTTGGGATTTGAAGATCACTGGCATGACAATGAACAAAAGGTGTTCACACGCTGGCCTGAAGAATCTGCTGACCGGGCCTGTTGGCAGTTGGCTCGTGACTATGATCTAGTGCTCACACATGACGAGTATGGTGAATACGGACACATACATCATGTGCTGGTGCATCGTGCAGTGCAGTGGCATCCTAACCTGGTGACATTTGCGCGACCTGGTAAAGGAACTGTCACGCTGATCGTGCCGCCAGATACATATAGCATAGATGAACTACCACTACATGGCGAAATTGTGCGTGGCTTTCATCCCATAACACATCAAAACGATTACAAGGAAACACTATGAAATTAATGGTAGCAGGCTGCTCGTTTTCGGCCGTGAGTCAAACTTTGCCAGGCACTGCCTGGAGTGAACGCCTAGCTGAAAAACTAGGTGGCTGGGAATTAATTAACCTAGCACGTCAAGGCTGTTCAAATGGTGGCATCCGCATTCAAATAGACGAGATCCGCAGACAGCGTCCAGACTTTGCTGTGATTGGTCCTACCTTCTGGGATAGAATGGAAATACCTGCCAATTCAGTGCCCTACGACTGGACTCAAGCACCCAGTGCCGGAGAGAATCCTCCACTGGAACGACATCTGCAGAATAGAAAATTGGGCAATGGTTACAACAGAGAAGATGGCATACGCAATGTCAACTACGGTCGGGAGCCATCAAACATGATTTGTGAAACAATCTTTACACTGGCTGAAAACTTTGATCATCCCTACAGACAGGGCCGCATTACCAAACAAGCACAGACGGGTGTGCGACACTGGATTGATTCAATCTACGACAATGCATGGAAAAAGCAACAGGACGAGTGGATGATTCGCGAAGGTGTGATCTCCATGTTCCTGGATGACATCCGGTTCTTGGTGTTGCCTAACTTGCTGTGGCCATTTGATCCTGATAACACTAATTTGTGGCGAGAGGCATTTCCTACATTAATCCCTGCTCACTATATTAATTTAGATTCAAAAAACTCGCCGCAGGCTATATGTGGCAACAATCCGTTCAAAGGCAAAGATCCCGGTTATCACTCAAGTGCTGCTGGACAAGAAATCATTGCTGAAAACTTCTATCAGCACTGGCTTGCTTATTTCAAGTGATCAACAACAAACATCTGTAACTGCTGAGTTTTTTCTCGTTCAAACTCATACAGTCTGTTGTGATTGTGGTCCAGCCTAGGCTTTAACTTTTGCAATAGTGCAGACAAGTCTTGCTCACACAGCCATTTCACTTGCTCAAACGCCTTGCTCCATCGCACAATATCATCTGGCTCAGCATCGTATGATTCATCTATGACATCACCAAAAGTTTCAAACCCCCAGTCACGGTAATGTTGCAAAAATCCTTGTATGCCAAGCACCACAAACATTCTGCGAGCCTGCAAGCACTTGGCCATTTTTTCTGCTGCCAGCAACACACAATCTTTGCCCAGTGTTTCACACACCACTGAAAACCAAGTGCGATTGTATATTTCCCACGGCACCAGTCCGCTGACTGAATTGTCCATGTTTTCTTTAACTTCCCAGGAGGGATTGAGATTTGGACTTATGTAAGGATACATTAGTTTTCTATCACCAAACAGATCAGCCACACGTTTGGGAGTTTGATCAATCCAATGCCCCACAAACAAATCTCTGTAGGTTACAATACCGCAATCTAATAAATTTGATTGTTGCAGACTCAGCATTACAAAATCTCTATGTTCGCGTCTAGCTCCCAGCAAGCATTCAAATGCAAAAGGTCGTTCTAAAGGAAAATCCAATCTAGGTGGATTCCAACGCAGTAGATTAAAACTCCACGCTGGTCTATAAATCACTCTAGGGTGGGCAGGTTCATCCAGCCACACTCCGGCAGTGTGTAATAGCCAGTTGGTAATGCCTGTGGTTTCTATCCAAGCAACAAGTTCACGTTTTGAATGCCACTCAATATCTGTAAACAATACCAAATCAAACTGGTCTAAAGGTATCTGGGTAAATTCTAGATTGTATTCGTGTTTGTTGGGCAGGCTGTAAAACACTGGCATCACTGCTATGCTGGTGGGTTGTGCCAGTGCTGTGTCTAAGTCTACAATTTGATTATACCCAAATCCCCATTCAGTTGCCTGATATCCTGGCGAGAATACCTTAAGTGTAGCGTGCAAGTCTTTCACGAATCTTATCCATGTAGTAATCAAACTTAGGAATCTCTTTTCGATCCCAGTCGTATTGTAAACTAAATCTTAGGTCAGGCACAGCATCGCACACAGCAGTATGATACGCAGGATCAAAGTCTCCAATCTTTTCCATGTTGTCATAGTGATATCTGCGTTGGAACTCCATGGTGATGTCTTGACGACTCATGGCCCAGTTGCCAATAAACTCGTATTCAGAGAACCAACGAATCAGTTCGCCATTGCCCCAAGGCGGCACAGTGGGCTCGGGTGGACATGAGTCAATCATGGCATCTAACCATTTCTTTTTGTGTTTGTCTTCCAAAAACTTCACAAGGTCGTTCCAATCTTTTTTCAGCACCGGAACAAATTCACTTATAAAGCAGTGTGGTGTGAGTCGTTCAAAGCCCAGGGCATTCTTGATACTTTCGTAATATCCCCAGCTGTGGCGTTCGTTTTCTAGCACCATAAAGTTCAGCCGGCCATCTTTAAAGGGTTCATAGTCTCGGATCAACAAACAATCACAGTCATGCATGATCATGAGATCGTAATCTAAATAATCTAAAAATGCAAACTTGATAGCTTGTTGGCGCAACCAGTAAGTTCGATAATCACCTTCGAACACCCAGTTGTTGACTTCAGGATACAGTCTGTAAATTTCACTGTCAGGAGCATAGTCAAACTTTGTGGTGTCTACGCCGTATTGTTCAAACACTGCCCAAAGTTCGTCTTTGGGAACAGGACTGGCAATACAAGTTCTATCCACACCAATGAGATGCTTGGTAAATTCTGGTTGCAGGCTCATGATAGCATGCGGCACACGATAACGTGCTAGGTATAAGATTTTTGCGCTGGTCATAATACTAATTATTAGGTTGTTGCTGCTGCGGTTGGTTTTCCGCAGGTGTTAACGCATTGATATGGTCTGCCTTCGGCAATGCTAGAACGGCTCCATGCTTGTTCTATAGACTCAAACCATTCTAAACAATGTTCCAATGGATACTGCAAAGCATTGTTTTCTTGCACCATTGGTGCTAGTTCTCGATTTCCAGGATGGTTCATTGTGTGAGGATAAAATCCCAAAAAACAACAGGGATAAACAGATCCGTCCGCAGCTATATAAATTTCTTTGCTGTGTTTGTGAATACAATTCATTGACAAGTTTGGCACGTCTTTGTGTGAACGAAATGTCTTAGCATCATACCAGGTGACGTGACTTTCTATTAGTGCTTGAATAGACGGAGGTTGGCTGCCGGGTGGCGTTGGACCAATGTAATGAGTAAACTCACCATCTCGCGTGAATACTGGACCAGCGTCTCGACCATCATAGATGTTTTCAAATCCAAAAAATCCCATTTCTCTAGCCAGTTTTCGACATTCTTGTTCTTGATGCCGGTTATGATCAAATGGCACAAATCGCCACACAGCACGACCACCGGCAGCAATTAAAGCCTGTGCATGCTCAATAATTCTGTGCCAATCTGTATCTTGTCTATATAGTTTGTGTGTGTCTGACATGCCATCTATAGCAAATCCCACAGTAACACCCGGCAAGGCAAGCCTGCTCCACCAAGCTGAATTTCTTAAACTGCCATTGGTGTTAATTTGCACTGGTACTCCATGCTCAACAATGTATTCAACTATTTCTACAGCATCATGAGCCGATGCAAAATCTCCAAGATTTCCATTGAAGGCAATGCCTCTAAATCCAAAAGTTTTTGGAACTAATCCATTGACAGGTGCTTCGGGTTGAGTCAGTTGCGCCAGCAGTTCAGGAGTAACAATATGTTTGAAATCTGTCAACGATAACTCACACAATGGGTATCCAGAATTAAATTCTGATCCTCTATAGTTCCGCATGCACATGGGACATCTGGCATTACATCTTGTGGTTAGTTCTATATGTAATCGACGTATTTCTGATAGTTTTAACATTGTGATATTTATAGCTGTATATTTTACTAAATATATCTTATGCAAACCAAATCAGTTCAACTTCAATGCAATGTTTTTTGCAAGTGGGATGGCAATGACACCCGCTATAGATTGTATGTAAATGATGAATTGTTTACTGAAAGATCGTGGATATGGAGCGGAAAAGAATATTATTTAGAAGAAATAATCCCTATTGAAGCTCCGCCGGGATTGTACGAAATTAAATATGAATTGCTTGAACCTACTCACAGCAAGTTAGGAATAAAAAACATGCGAGTAACCGGCGGCAATGCCAAGTTTCACGACAATCAAACAACATTGGAAATACTATCATGAAAATGCGAGAAATCATGGAAAATGCTTCAGTAGGCGGCACTAGTGCTGGTAGTATAGCACCAGTAGAGTCTGCACTAGGCATGCAATCAAGATCAGGCGGATCCATGCTAAGTGGTAAATATGTAACAGGCTCTGATCCTACACCGAACACGCCTAAGGAATACAAAAGGAATAAACATGTTAGCGGACGCTTTAAAAACTCTCCTGGCAACTGAGTATGCTTTTAGCATCAAAGCCCAGCTGTTTCACTGGAACGTGGAAGGTCCGGACTTTGCTCAATTGCATGAGTTTTTTGGAAACTTGTACGAAGAAGTCTATAATGGATCAATAGACCAAACTGCTGAATACATTCGCGCCTTAGGCGACTATTCACCTGGCAGTTTTGAGCGTTTTGCTGAACTGTCAGAAATTAAAGGGCAGACCAAGATACCACGTGCCCGACTCATGATTGAAGAACTGTTGGCCAACAACGACCAACTGTTGGAACTTCTTAACCGATGTTTTGCCGTTGCTGAACAAGAAAATCAACAAGGCATTGCAAATTTTATAGCAGAACGCATTGATGCTCAACAAAAGCATGGCTGGATGCTGAGAAGTTTCTTGAAAGACGAAAGAGCATGAGTTCAGATATTAGATCAATACTAGAACGCCTTGCGGCAGTAGAAGGCAAACTCACACCCACGGGTGTCAAACACGGCCTTAATCCGCAACAAAAATCAGTGCATCAACTGCCAGCATTGTTTAAACCACATGGTATCCGAGCGCTGGGCGCCAAAACAGATCCTCAACACCCCATGCACAAAGAATTAGTTGGTGATTCAGTTGAACCTGCTAAAACTGCGCTAGAAGAAGCCATGCAAGAAGTTGAAGAAGACATGCTGAGCAAGGTCAAGAAAGACCTCACACAGTATCTTGATCAATTGGAAAAGAAAGTTCGAGTCGACCGCGAACTCAAAGACAAAGCCAAAGACGCAATAGAAAAACGCACAGCCGAAGAAGAAATTGAAGAAAACGATTATGAATTAACTGACCCTGGCACAGTGCATGACGTTGAAGCTCAAATCAACACTGCTGCTGCTCAGCCACAACAGCCTGTCAAAGTTATGGAATTGGATGATGGTGCTGTGTTTGAAATACACGGAGATGACACTGTGGGATATGGAATACACCATCGTGGTCGTAGCCTACCCAGCAGATTCCGAACATCTGACGAAGCAGGTATAGCAGTTGATCTGTTCCGCGCTCATAGACAGCGCAATCGGCCTGAACAAGATTTAAGTCAAGACTACATAGAAGAAAGATAAGCACCATGATCATTAGAGATTTGATTATTAAAGAACATAGAGTACTAACTGAAGCTCAAGCGCGAGCACAGCTCATGGAAGATCCAGTTTTTCGTCATGCTCGACAATTTGGACAGTTATTGGTAGAATACAATTTGACCAAAGCTCAGGTTCAACAGCTATTCAAAGATGTGGAACAAGGTGCCACTGCCGCAGGCGGCAATCGAACAGGATTGGGCAAAGCAAAAGATTACACTACTAAAACAATTGGCAATATAATATCTGGCGCAAGAAAATGGGTCAAGGAACGACCCACATATCAAGCTGTTGATGCAGAATACAATAGAGCCATGACTGCACTGGGCAAAGTAGGTGGCAAAAATGGCGAAGCAAACGCCATCACCAAGGCCATCTACAAATATCGTGATGTGGCCAAACAGTATCCAAGAGCCACTGGCCTGGCCAAATGGGCTATTATTACTGCCGCAGGTCTTGCCACAGGTGGTGTGGGCGGAGCAGGGGTTGCTGCTGGACTAGCTGCAATCGACTCTGCCATTAAAGATAAAGAAATTGTTGACATTGTAGGCGATGCTGCGGCAGCTGCCTTGGTCAGTGGTGCAGCACAAGGTGCTAGTGAATTGGGAGGTCAGGCATTAGATGCATATCGTGGCCTGCCTAGTGATGCCGCTGTTGCTGCCAACAATGCAGCCTTGGGTGGTTTTAATGATTCAGGTGTGCCTGGTGGCGCTGCCAGCAACATCAACGGTTTAGATTTGCCCGGCGGTGCTGTTCCTAATATTGTGGGCCCAGGCGTTGAAGGGTTAAGTCCTGAAGAAATTTCTAAATTGGCTGCACAAGCCAAAGCATACGGAATTGATGGTGATGTCACATTAGACCAACTTAACAAAGCTATCATGCAAACAGCCGAGCCTGGCACTGTGCCAGCTGATTACAGTCAGATAGGTGCAGGTGGCGGCGGTAGTACATATACTGTAACTGCTGATGACTTCAAAGGACTTGGAAAAATTGCACAAGACAATGGACTCACTGCACAACAATTATGGGATGCTAATCCCCAGATTACAGATCCAAACAAAATTTTTATTGGTCAAGAAATTAATATACCTGCAGCCAGCGGTGAACCAGTAAAGAATGTATGGCAAGGTTGGGAAGGTCCTACCAAATCAACTGCACCAGCAGTCGAACCAGGTCCCGGTGACGCTGTGCCAGCATTGCCAGCAAATAATGGTCCAACAAATCTTACAAAAGATTTCAATCCAGATAATGTGCCAGCAGGTATGACAATGAAACAAGGCGCCAGTCCGGTATCGAGCCAAGGATTTACCGGGACTTCAGTTGCTGGAATGCCAGTGATACCCGGACAGCCATTGAATCCAACACAAATGGCTGTATCTGATATGGCTTTAAAAATGGGCAATCAGTTATCGCCGGTGGTGCAAGCAGCGTATGATTTGGCTAAAAGCGGTGCTGTTAAAGAATCTGTTTGGTCAAAAGTCGCTGAATCTGTCAAAGTCAAAGTGTTGCCAAACAATCAGTTGATTGACAGCAAGTTTACTGTGTATGCATGGGCATTGAATGAAAGCACCAATCGTGAAATGGGTTGCAGTTTGCAATTGACCAAACTTGGTGTACATACTATATTTGAAAACATTGGTCGTTATCGCCGTGCATATTTGAAAGAATACATTGGCGCACCCACTGCCGACTACGGCCATCCCACAGCACCTGGCGCACCAGCCAGTGCTACTGCTGGTCAAGGCAAACCAAAAGGATGGTTTGGCCGAGGACTTGATACCATTGGCAGAGGTGTTGACGCAGTTGGTGGGTGGGCCAGCAATTTTGGACATAATGTTATTACCAAGGTCACTGCCGACAAACTCAGCAACATGTGGAATCGCGCCGGCGAACCATACGACAGTGATCGATTGTATCAGTTATTGACCACTGACTGGGGTGTGCCGAAAGAAGTTGTAGACAGTGTGTATCAACGCATGAATTTGTCTCCCACACCTGCTCCAGCACCAGGTCCGACACCAGCACCAGGTCCGACACCAGCACCTGCTACTGCTCCAGCAGCTACTACAACACCAACAACAGGCACAACAAAACCTGCGACCAATACATTCCCCGGTGAAGATCCACAAGGACCAGGCTATGTTGGACGTAGAGAAGTTGCTCGCCGTCAAGCCGCACGGGGCGCAACTGCAAGCAAGCCAACCGCTCCAAACTTTGGTCAACAAGGTGGTGGGTACGCCAAATGGAACCAACCGACCACAATGAAATACAGCGGAGTTCCAATGGCCAAACCTTCCGCTCCTGCTGCTGCTCCGGTTGCCAAGGAACCTGTTGTTAAAATGCCTGCTGACAATAGAACAAACACAGCCAAAGCTGGCAACCTTAACATTGCTGCACAAACACCTTATGTTCAAGGTCGTGCTGGGTTTGGTGCAAATCCAACAAAGTTTGCCAGTTTTAAGCCAGAAACTTCGGCCATGGCCAACTTGGGGCAAGGCATAAACAACATGTTCAACCAACCATCAACTGTAACACCTGGTGATGCCGAAGAAATACCAAACGCCCGACCAAATTCTGCAAGATTTGTGAAACAGGATCCTAACCTAGTAACTGCTGAATCATTGTCCTGGAGCAGAAACTTCAATCCAGGCATGACACTGTTCCGCCAAATGAAACGGGAACAATCATAATGCGACTGAATGAAATTACCAATCCGCCAGTTGATGTTGACGAATTGAAACAACAATTAGCTGCAAAACAAGCCCAGTATGAACGACTGGGCGGCGACAGTTATCAATACGCTGATCGCATGATGCCACAAGATTATCAAGCACAACAAGTGCATCGCGAAATTAACTCTCTACAGAGAAGAATTCAAGCCGCAGGTGGCTAACCAAACTCAGCCTTAGGACCGAGTGGGCGGCTGCTGCCCGGGCTAAGGAATTCGCTACTCCACGGCCCAAAGTGAGCAAATTGTCATTGACACGCCACTAATAAAAATGTATACTTGTTTTTTTAGGAGGCTCTATGAGCAAGACATTTAATGGCGAACAAAAAATAAAATTGACTACAATGATCAATGAGGGAATGAGCGTCCTCCACGAGATTGAAACACTCAACGGCGGACTAACTGATACCATCAAGGCTGTGGCCGAAGAGTTGGAAATCAAACCTGCCATTCTCAAGAAAGCTATCAAGCTGGCACACAAGGCCGAATTTGGTAAAGAGAAACAAGATCACGAAACTCTAGAAACTATTTTAGAAACTGTTGGTAAAACTCTATAAATATCTGCGAGTCGCTCACATTACGAGCATGTAGCAAGGCCCACCCGGCCACAAACGGAGACCAATGAGTTATATTGACGCACTTTTTGATCGTGAACACGATCGCATCCATGTAGTAGAACGCCGCAACGGTGAACGAGTCTACCGGGAATACCCTGCCAACTACATCTTCTATTACGACGATCCTAGAGGCAAGTTTCAAAGCATCTATGGCACGCCTGTGAATAGATTTTCATCACGCAACAACAAAGAATTTCGCAAGGAAGTTCGCAGCCAGTCCGGCAAGCAGTTGTATGAGTCAGACATCAATCCTATCTTTAGATGTCTGGAAGAAAACTACAAAGACCAAGATGCTCCAGAACTGCACACAGCATTTTTTGACATTGAAGTTGCGTTTGACAACGAGCGTGGATTTTCACCTGTAGCAGATCCTTTCAATCCGATCACTGCTATATCTGTGTATTTGGATTGGTTAGATCAGATGATTACCTTGACTGTGCCGCCCAAACACTTGAGTTGGGACACAGCACAAGAGCTGGTGGCTGAGTTTGAAAACACCATCTTGTTTGAACATGAAGAAGACATGATCAAGATGTTCTTGGATGTGATTGAAGGTGCAGACGTGCTTACTGGTTGGAACTCAGAAGGCTATGACATTCCTTACACAGTGAATCGTACCACAAGAATACTCAGCAAGGATGACACACGACGTTTTTGTTTGTGGGGACAGTTTCCCAAGCAAAGAATGTTTGAACGCTTTGGCGCAGAGAATCAAACCTACGACTTGGTTGGTCGTGTGCATATGGACTACATGCAGTTGTATCGCAAATACACATACGAAGAACGCCACAGCTACAGTTTGGATGCCATTGGTGAATATGAACTGGGCGAACGCAAAACACAGTTTGAAGGCACACTGGATCAGTTGTACAATCAACACTTTAAAAAGTTCATTGAGTACAACCGCCAAGACACCATGATCATTGCCAAACTAGACAAGAAACTGCGCTTCTTGGATCTAGCTAATGAACTGGCACATGCCAATACTGTGTTGCTACAGACCACAATGGGTGCTGTGGCAGTGACTGAACAGGCCATTATCAATGAAGCACACGAGCGTGGCATGGTTGTGCCCAATCGCAAGCAACGCCTTACTGATGACGACACACAGGCCGCAGGTGCTTATGTGGCGTATCCTAAAAAGGGCTTGCACATGTGGATTGGAAGTGTGGACATCAATTCACTATATCCATCTGCTATTCGTGCCATGAACATGGGTCCAGAGACTGTGGTAGGTCAATTGCGGCAGACCATGACTGATCATCTGATCAAATCCAATATGGCCAAGGGGCAAAGTTTTGCGGCTGCATGGGAAGGTTTGTTTGCCAGCTTAGAATACACAGCCGTAATGGAACAACAGCGTGGCACAGAAATTACCATTGACTGGGAAGGTGGTGAGGAGTCAGTCCACTCGGCTATGGAAATCTGGCACATGATCTTTGATTCCAATCAACCGTGGATCCTTACTGCCAATGGCACTATTCTCACTTACGAGAAGAAGGGTATTATTCCTGGTTTGTTAGAGCGTTGGTATCGTGAACGACAAGAACTACAAGCTAAAAAGAAACAGACTAAGGATCCCAAAGAGATTGCGTTTTGGGACAAGCGTCAGTTGGTTAAGAAGATTAATCTTAACTCCTTATACGGTGCTATTTTAAATCCGGGCTGTAGATTCTTTGACAAACGTATTGGACAGTCAACCACACTGGCAGGCCGATCGATTGCCAAGCACATGGATGCTCACATAAATGAGTGCATTACAGGCGAATACGATCATACTGGCAAAGCCATCATCTACGGTGATACAGACTCGTGCTATTTTTCAGCTTGGCCCATCTTGGAAAAAGAAGTTGCAGAAGGGCGCATGGAATGGTCAAAAGAAACTTGCATCCAACTGTATGACTCAATTGCTGATCAAGTTAACGAGAGTTTTCCAGGCTTTATGGAACAGGCGTTCCATTGTCCCAGAGACATGGGTTCGTTGATCAAGGCTGGTCGTGAACTGGTTGCTGACCGCAGTTTGTTCATTACCAAGAAGCGTTATGCTGTAAACATCATTGACTTGGAAGGCAAGCGACTGGATGTGGATGGCAAGATTGGCAAGACCAAGGCCATGGGCCTGGATTTGAAGCGCAGTGATACCCCCAAAGTAATTCAAGACTTCCTGTTAGAAATTCTAAATAAAGTACTAGCAGGCACACAACGAGATGAAATTATTGAACGCATTAGAGAATTCAAGTATGAGTTTAAAGAGCGGCCGGGCTGGGAAAAAGGATCACCCAAGCGTGTGAACAACTTGACCAAGTATGGCAAAGAAGAAGAACGACTGGGTCGCGCTAACATGCCCGGACATGTGCGAGCCGCGCTGAACTGGAACAACCTGCGTAGAATGAATTCAGACAACTATTCCATGCAAGTTGTAGATGGTATGAAAACTATTGTGTGCAAGTTGAAATCAAACGCTCTTGGATGGACATCAATTGGCTATCCCACAGATGAGATGCACCTGCCGCAGTGGTTTAAAGAACTGCCGTTCGATGACACAGAAATGGAAGCAACTGTTGTGGATCAAAAGATTGACAACTTGCTAGGTGTGTTGGAGTGGGACCTTGCGTCAGCTACCAATACAGAAAATACTTTTACATCATTATTCTCATTCGAATGAAGCTGAGTCAAGTTGTTGCATATCTGAATATGTTAGAAAGTTCTGACATGGATCCTGCTTATGGTAATATTACTGACAAGTTGGACGATATATTACATGCTGTTAAAAATAGAGATTTGCAATATCATTCCACAACTGCAGATCTTGACGAAAAACTTGTAGGAGTCAAAGATTCTATTTCTAAATTTGATCAATCCCTTCAGTCTCTAAAACAACAGTTAAGAAACGATGTTGATCGACTGGCACCTTCATATTATGCAGAAAGTTGGAAGCGGTATGAGCAAGAAATGTGTTTTGAAACAGTAGAACACTTGATCAATCGCAAGTTATCCATTGAGTTTGATGATTACGAACGACTGCGCAATGTAATCAAGAACTATACTGATTGGCGCTTGCCAGGTATGGTGCTTGGTTCTAGACAAGAAACATTTGTAGAAGACATGGTGCCAATGGATCCTTTGTATCTTGTGGATCACACCCAAGAATTGCTTAATGCTGCCATGAAGCCATTTACACAAGAATACCAACGTCGACTGAGACCTTATGTGATCAATGACTGGAAAGACACAGAAATTCTTACAGCAATACCACCCAATCAATTTGGGCTGGTATTTGCTTACAATTATTTTAACTGGAAACCAATTGAGATGATTGAACGGTTTCTTATAGAGATCTATCAAAAACTTCGACCTGGTGGTGCATTGATTTTTACCTACAATGAATGTGACAACTGGTATGGTGTTGGTGCAGTGGAAAATGCTTGGATGTGTTATACCCCAGGCAGTCGCATACAAACAATAGCCAAGAATCTTGGCTATAAAATTATCAATCGATGCACCGGAGCCGGTGATATTGCTTGGTTTGAAATGCGTAAGCCCGGAGAGATTCGCAGTTTACGTGGCGGTCAAGTTTTGGCAAGAGTAATTCGCCGAGAATGATTGCAAATTCTAAATATATCTGTTATAATCAAACACACTTAGGAGTATACAATGAGAGATTATCTATTAGACTTAGTACAACACACACATGATCTTGGCTGCATTGACTTGATCAAGATTGTAGGTGATGACAAATCCACACAAATCGTAGGCCTGGCCGAAGACATGAGTGTGGTAGTGGAAGGTGAATTTAAAAATCCACATCCAGACTTTGTGGGCACATTTGGTATGCCTAACTTGGCCAAGATCAAAATTCTATTGAACTTGCAAGAATACAAAGAAAATGCCAAGCTCAGCTTGAGTCGACGAGCAGGTGGTGAGCCAGATGGTATCAACTTTGAAAACGCCACAGGTGATTTTAAAAACAACTATCGTTTCATGGCCGAAGCTATTGTGACTGAAAAACTCAAGACACCCAAGTTCAAAGGTGTCAACTGGCATATTGAATTTGAACCCACTGTGGCTGCTATCAATCGCTTGCGCATGCAAGCACAGGCCAATGCTGAAGAACCACACTTCCAGGCCAAGACTGAAAACGGCGACTTGAAGTTTTTCTTTGGTGATCATTCCACACACTCTGGCAACTTTGTGTTTCACCCGGGCGTGAATGGTCAGTTGAAACGAGCTTGGTCTTGGCCTGCCCAACAAGTCATGAGCATCCTGGCACTCACAGGTGACAAGACCATTCGTATCAGTGATGATGGTGCAGCCAAGATTACTGTGGATTCAGGCATTGTTGTTTACAACTACATCTTACCAGCACAAAGCAAGTGAGCCAAGACAACCTAACTGCCAAGCAATCGGACTACGCTGTATTCCTTCCGGCCATCAGCGGGTTTTATGCCACGTTCATAGGCAAGCAAAGGAACGAGCACTATGTGGATCCCTTACGATTTCCGCAGGGTCTCACGGATATGGAACAACTTAATTGGCTCAACTCCACTAAGGCTTTATTCCCTTATCGTTGGTCACTTGCGTCTGGAGGACATGCTAACCTCGATCTTTCCAAACAAGACTGGTCAGAAGACATGGTCCGTACCCGCGAACCTGGAACATTTATTCTCGGAGACTCGGGCGGTTTCCAGATTGCTAAAGGCTTGTGGGAAGGCGATTGGAAAGCCAACTCGGGTTGTGCTAAAGCTCAAAAGAAACGAGACGGAGTATTAAAATGGCTAGACAACATTGCTGACTATGGCATGATCCTTGATATTCCAACTTGGGTCATCCACGATAAAAAAGCCAGCAAGGCCTGTCAAATCTCCACACTGCAAGAAGCTGTGGATGCCACTAGATTCAACAACGAATATTTTATGAAACACCGTAAAGGTGTTCGTAATGGTGGTGCCAAGTTCTTGAATGTGTTGCAAGGCGACAATCACACGTCAGCTGACCAATGGTATGAGACCATGAAGGAATACTGCGATCCTGTCAAATACCCAGACACACACTTTGACGGTTGGTCAATGGGCGGACAGAACATGTGTGACGTTCACTTGGTGCTCAAACGTCTAGTGGCCTTGCGTTATGACAACTTGTTGCAAGAGGGCAAACATGATTGGATGCATTTCTTAGGAACATCAAAGTTGGAATGGGCTGTGCTACTCACAGACATTCAACGGGCAATACGTCGATACATTAACCCGCAGTTCACTATCTCATTTGATTGTGCCAGTCCATTCCTTGCCACAGCCAATGGCCAGGTGTATCACGAGATTGATCTTGCCCACAATGAAAAGTGGAGTTATAGGATGAGTCCCATTGTGGACGACAAAAAGTATGCAAAGGATCCAAGACCCTATGGCGCTACAGCAGTTCAACAAGGTTGGGTGTCACACTTTGACGAATCACCAATCAGCCAAATGCTCACACTGGGTGACATCTGTTACTATGCGCCCGGCGACGTAAACAAGATTGGCAAAGAAGGTAAAACTTCGTGGGATAGTTTCTCCTATGCATTGCTAATGGGTCACAATGTTTGGACACATTTGGAAGCAGTTCAACGAGCCAACAGAGCATATGATTCAGGCACTTGGCCCAGCATGATGTGGTACGAAGGTGGTGACCATGCCCGATTCAAAGACATTGTGGATGCTATCTTTGCAGCTGGAACTAGAGAAGAATCCGAAGCCATTATCGAACACTATCGTAGATACTGGATGGACATTGTTGGCACTAGAGGATTTAAAGGCAAGAAGACTGTAAATGCTCGAACTCAATTCAATGCGTTGTTTACTTTTGAAGAACCAGAAGTTGACACGGAACCTGAAGATCAGTTACAATCAGAAGCATTACAACTGCTTGAAAGTGAGCAAATCAAATGAATAGACCCGGACACGAAGATACCAATTTCTTTGTAGGCACAGAAGTTGAAGCCAGCCCTGCTGTTGGACGCCGCACATTGTTTGTGGTAGGGTTACAAACTAACGAAGCAATAGATTGGAAGCGTGGCGAGATTGATGCAAGGTCAAAGCTACCAATCACACACATCTACTTTGGTGCCAATCAAAGTTTTCCAAACCCCACTATGAACGATGCTGGAGTCTGGACTGCCTGGGAACAGATGATTCAACCGTGGCTGGATCGAGGATACTGGTGTACCTTGGATCTTGATTCAAGTGCTGTGGAAGGATTGTGCGAAGGTAGCTTGTGTGAACAGGCACAGTTTGTTCCTATGATATCTGTGAAACTGCCTTACATTAAATTGCTAGGCTACAATACCACAATCAAACTGGACGACAAGGATTTCAAAGCAACCAACCCAGGAGTATGGTGCCACAGCCTGCATGACTTGCTGGATAGAAAAACATTTACTGCTTGGGACCAATACACAAAGGACGAAGTAATCAAATGACACAAATTGAACGTGAACAAATTGAAAGAATCAAACATGAAGCTCAGAGACGAATCTGGGTCACCTTCCAGAAAGAAGGAATCCACTGCTACCCAGCAGCCGCAACAGATCCGGCCCTTAAGACGGGCGATGAGTATGATGTTAGTTTCCTTGGCACTCCTCACCGTCATATCTTCCACTTCCGGGTGTGGATT